CTGCCCGAGCAGCGGCGTGCCCGCGGGTACCTGAAACGGAACCGGCGCTTTCCCATTCCCATTCATAGTCAGTCCTGTCCTTCTGCGCGCCCGCCGCGCCCGCGCGTCTTTACTCACGCCTTGTCGAGTGCCAGGCCCGCCAGGTACGCCGGCGTCCAGGCCTCCGTGACCGCCAGGCCCTCGCGGAGCTCCGATCGCTGCAGCGCCACGTACCCGCGCGCCGTCGGCTCGTCGACACACATCGTCTGCATCACGAGCTCGTGGTGCGTCGCATAGAAGCCGTCGACCCAGGTCGCCCAGGCCACCGGATCCGCCGCATGCGTCACGGCCGCCCGCTGGGCCGCGAGGATTTCCTTCCGCAGCACGCGCGCGGCGGACTCCGTGACGATGGCGCGCGCGCGATCGTCGGGCTCGTCCGCATCGTCGTCAGTGGGTTTCGTCCGGCGCGCCGGCGTCGCCGGCTTCTTCGTCGGCGGCACCGGGTCGTCGGCCGGCGGATCTTCGGCGGTCGCCTTGCCGGTGATGTTCTGCGGCTGCCGGAGCTCGTCGGCCTTGCCACCGCGGGCGTTGAGCCCCTCTTTGCCGCGCGCTTCGTCGACGGTTTTGATGCCGGCGTTGACCGCCGCGACATGGACGTTCCAGCGATCGGTGAGGTTGCCGCGCGCGATCGCGTCCCGGGTGAACTCCGCATAGAACTTCTTCGGCTGCAGCAGCAGCTGGCCGTTGACCCCGAATTCAAAGAGCGAGAGCCAGCCCCCCATGCCGACGGTGAGAAAGCCCTGCCAGAACTGCTCGGCGTTGCCGAACGACGGATCGCTGTTCTCGAGCATCTGCCGCGGCACGCCGAGCCACCGCGCGAGCTCGTCGACGGAGTGCTTTCGCGAGAGGAGCATCTGCGCGTCTTCGGGGGTCAGCTTGTTCGGAAAGAACTTCGACCCCTGCTCGAGGACCTTCGGGAGATGCCACTCGCCGACCTTCGTGGCGAACGATTGCGCCATGCGCCGCGCTGGCGCTTCCTCAAGGACCCCGGGAATCTCGATATAGCCGCCGTTCAGCGTGCCCTTCGAGAAGATTTGCGCCGCGTAGCTCTCCGTGGCCAGCGCCGTGCCGAGGCTCGAGCGCGCGTACTCGAGGATGCCCTTCCCGCCGGCGCCGCGGAGGTAGAAGATTTCATCCTGCGTGTGGGGCGTCGTCCGCCCCGTCTGCTCGTCGCGCACGTGAAAGAGGTACCGGCCGCGGCTCGGGCCGCGCTTGATCTGCTCGGGCGTCACGAGCGTCGGCTCGATCGGGTGCAGCTGGTCGAGGAAGCCGCGCGGCCCCGGGACGATCCAGTCGTACGTCCAGCCGTGATCGATGAGGTCGAACATCTTCTCCCGGCGCCACTGGAACGAGTCCTGCCACCCGTTCGGCGTGTCGTGGAGCACGTCATATAGCGGGTGATCGACGGCCTGCTCCGATCCGCCGTTGTGCGGCAAGCGTTCATAGAGCGGGAACGGCAGCATCGCCAATACCGTGCCGAGGATGTCGCGCCCGCGGTACCACGCGCTCAGGTTCTGCGCGCCTTCGGCCGTGACCGGAATGCCGGAGACCGTCATCGCGCCGGCCGGTCCGTACCAGTAGTCATCGGCCGGACCGGGGGGGCCCGCCTGCAGGTCGCCGCCAGAGAGCAGTCGCGCGAGGACGTCCATCAGGGTTTCTTCCTGGGCAGCCGCACGTAGGGCCACGCCGCGATCACCATCACCACACTTCCACCCAGCACGCCCGCCGTCGGCCCCGACCATTGCGCGACGCTCACGAGCAGCGTCACGAAGCCTGCGACAAACGCGACGGCGTTCAGTTGGCCGAGGAGGAGCCGGCTAAAATTCATCAAGGCTCCGCACTCCGCGGGTCTCGTACACCAGGCGCTGCGCCGCCGCCGGCGTCTTCGTCATCTTCCAGATCGCATCAATGAGCGCGACGCCGCCATCGATGCGCTTCCGCTGGTTCAACTTCACCGGCCGGATCTCGCGCCAGGCGTTCTCTTCTTTCCCCATGTTGCTCATGCACATCGCCATCGGGGGGTTCTCGGCGTGCGCGACGTTGGCGGTGATGACGAGCGCTTCCATCAACTTCGACGCTTCGGTGAGGGACCGGAAGCCCTGCGGGACCTCGTCGACGAACTCCTCCCCGAACTGCCGGCGCAGTTTCGAGATGACGCCGGCGGCGCCCGCCTGGTCGATGCCGATGCCGCGGATCGTGTACTGCTTCGCGAGGGTGCCGATGAGGAACTCGACGATCGCGTCGTGATCGATCAGGCTGCCGGGCGTGGTGATGATGAAGCCGTCCCGCGCCCAGTCCGGGTACGGGATCTTGTCCTCCGTGGCGCGCCGCTGCAGGCTCTTGGCCGGCATCCAGAAGAACGGGAGCACGTCGAGCGCGCAGTCGATCGTCGGGCGATCGGGATCGGAATCGGGGTTGGGCCCCGCGCCGGCCGTCTCCACCTCGAGCGGCAGCGGCCGCGGGAAGATGCAGACGACCGACGAGAGATCGATCTTGTCGCTGAGGTCGATGCCGACGAAGCACGCCCGGCGCGCGAGCGAGGCGGCGAAGGCCTCCGGGGACGTCGTCGTCGCGCACGCGGCCCACTGCTCGGTCGTGATCCAGACGGTCGCCTGCTGTGTCCACTGGCAGAAGTTCAGGCGGCGGACGAAGTTCCGCTCCGAGGGCATGTCGATCCCCAGGCGGACCTGGTCGCGTTGATATTGCCAGGACACCGACACGCCGAGGTTCGGGCACGCTTTCAGCCAGTGCGGGCCTTCGACCTTCCAGTCATCGCAGTCCGGACAGTCGTCGGACGGCTGCAGCTGCCCCTTCGCATGGCACCGATCGCAGGCGTCGAGGTGACACACGAACGCGAACCACGTGTCGTTGACGACGGTGCCCTCGAGGATCTGGCGCGAGTAGTCGTGGTAGTGCCAGCAGACCGTCTCGCGATCGAACCCCGAGTTCGTCGGAATGAAGATCAGCGCATTCGGGCGCCCCTTGATGCCGGCGATCAGCTTCACGACGACCACGTTGGTGGGGTGCTCGTGGAGCTCGTCGACGACCGCCCCCTGCACGCGCTTCCCGTCGAGGCCGCGCTTCTCGGCCGAGATCGGCCGAATGAACGACCCGGTCCCTTTGACCGCCAGGTTGTTGCCCGTGTGGCGGATGAGCTCGAGCAGCCGCGGCGAGGCCTCGACCATCTTGACGCAGTCGGCGAACGCCAGCTTGGCCTGGTCCTTCGTGACGGCCGCGCAAAACAACTGCGCGCCGCGGACGCCGTGCCGAACCAGCATGAAAATCAAGATACCGGCGCCCATCGGCGTCTTCCCGCAGCCCTTCGCGCCCTCGAAATAGCAGACTCGGAACCGTTGCCGCTCGCGCCGCGCGCCGGTTTTCTTACTCACCAGCACCGCGTACCAGCCGAACAGGCTGCCGACGATGAACGCTTGAAACGGCGAGAGCACGAACGGCGTGGGGACTGAGGGACTGAAGTCATCACCGACGTCCGCTGCTTCCACGTCCTCGTCGACGTCGGTCTCTTCGGGCAGCACGAGCACCGCTGGAAAGAAATCGATCGCCTCCTGCGCGTCTGCAGGTTTCCAGAGCAGGCCCTTGGCTTTTTGATTCTTCAGGTCGGCCAGGTGCCGCTGACACGCCAGGCGGACGAGCCGCCCCGCCACGATGCGCAGGGCGACGACCTCGGTCGCGTAGCGCGTCACCGGATCCAGGACGCGTTTCTTCTTCACGCGCGTCTCGGTTTCGTGAACTGATCGAGCGGGTTGACTGCCGTCTCCGGCTGCGCGGCGTACATCGGCTTGCCGAACGGCGCGATGCAGAAGTCCTTCATCCACGTGGCAATGCGGTGCATCATCCCGCGATGGTCGGGCCCGGCCGCGGAGGCCGCAGAGGCCGACAGGAGCCGCTCGGTGACGACGCCGCGGCACAACATCACGAACGCCGCCGTCGTCGCCGGCGTCAGGGTCCGCGCCTCGAACGCGTACGGCGCGAGCTCGTGCCAGATCCCGAGCGCCTGCGCGCGAGCCGTCAGGTCAGCGAGCTGCCCCTCGAGCTCGGCGACCTGCGGGTTCGGGTCGTCTGGCCGCGCGCCCTGTTTGAGGAACGCGAGATCGGTATGCAGCTTCTCCAGACGCTTCGGGTCTCCCTGCAATTCGGCCGGCGCGTCGAACGTCACGATCGGCGCGATCGCCGTGGAATTCGGGTGCTGCAGCACGCGGCCGCGCTTGCCGGCGTCGCCGCCGATCGCCCGTTCCAGGTCGGATTGCTTCTTCCG